TAAAGGTCATACTTTGTTTGCGTCGTAGGGAAGTTCGGCTATCGATCGAGGGTCAGCGCTGTGGTGAGACGCATCCTAATGCCAGGCTAACCGATCATGATGTTGAACTGATGCGGCAATTGCATGAAGATGGGATGCAGTGTTCTGAGATCGCTGAGAAGTTCGAGTGTGCCAGGACTACGGTGAGCGGTATCGTGAATTATAGTCATCGGATTGCGATTCCGATGGGGAGGAAAAACGTGTTCGACTGACCCTGGCGCCGCGACGAGTTGTAATTGATATTTGTGATAGCCTGATTATCATATTGATGAACCAGGCTTATTAATGGCAAAAGTAGGGCGCCCGACTAAATACAAACCCGAAATGTGCGACACCGTCATTCAATTGATGGGTGAGGGCGCGTCCCATATTGAAGTAATGGCAGAGATCGGTATCTGGGAAGATACTTTCTATCGATGGAAGCGCGAGAATAAAGAATTTTCGGAGGCCATAAAAAAGGGTGAGCAACTTTCTGCCGCCTGGTGGGAGCGCAAAGGCCGGGTTAATTTAGAGAACGGCCAGTTCAACTATACCGGTTGGTATATGAACATGAAAAACCGTCACGGTTGGGCCGATAAAAAAGAAGTTAAGAACACCGGTGATCTGACGATCAACGTCTCAACCGGTATTGATCGGGCGCCTGGCGATGACTAATGCGGTCACGGTCAACACCGGTTATGTCCCGCACAAGTACCAGGCCGAGATACACCAAAATATGCGGCGCTTTTCGGTCTTGGTCTGTCACCGACGCTTTGGTAAAACTTACCTGGCGATCAATGCTTTGATTGATGCGATCCTTCGTTACCCTAATAATGATGGCCGCTTTGGCTACGTCGCCCCTTACTTAAAGCAAGCCAAGCAAGTGTCCTGGGACTATCTAAAGAAGTTTGCCTTGCAGATCCCTGGGACCCGGGCGAATGAGTCTGACCTGGCGATCGACTTTCCTAATGGCGGGCGTATTCGCTTGTATGGCAGTGATAATGGCGAGGCCATGCGTGGTCTTTATTTTGATGGGATCGTGATGGACGAGGTCGCGGACATGAGGCCGGAAACCTGGCCGGAGATCATCAGGCCGGCTTTGGCTGACCGCAAAGGTTGGTGTCTATTCATTGGCACGCCCAAGGGGATAAACCAGTTTCATGACCTGTACCAACATTCTTTAACGGATGATCGATGGTATGGCGGTATGTACCGGGTAGATGAGACGGATGTGATTGACCAGGAAGAACTCGACCTGGCGCGAACAGCGATGTCAGACAATCAATACCGGCAAGAATTTCTATGCGACTTCTCAGCCTCGATTGATAATGCTCTGATCACTATAGATAAAGTCTCAGCGGCGGCGGCACGAACGGTGACCCAGGCAGACATCCAGGGATCGGCTAAGATATTAGGCGTTGACGTGGCACGTTACGGTGATGATCGTTCGGTCATCTTACGCCGTGAGGGCCTGGTGGCCTATGAGCCCGTGATTTATGACGACATTGACAACATGACCCTGGCCGGAATGGTCGCTCAACATATTGTTGATTGGAAGCCAGACGCAGTGTTCATTGATGCCGGACGTGGTGAGGGGGTGATCGATCGATTACGCCAACTGGGTTACTTTATTAATGAGGTAAACTTCGGCGGCAAGCCCACCAACCACCATTACAGCAATAAGCGTGCAGAGATGTGGGATGGCATTCGTCAATGGATCGATGACGGTGGCGACATCCCTAACAACAGTGCGCTGAAAACAGATCTGTGCGTGCCCACTTACAAGTTCGACGCCAACAATCGCATGCAACTTGAAAGCAAAGATGACATTAAGAAGCGGGGATTGCGATCCCCGGATATAGCAGACGCACTTGCGTTGACGTTTGCACACCCTATTGCCCCTAAACAACTGGGGCTACACGGCAAGCATCAGCCTGATGTGAGTCACGACTATGACCCCTTCAAATAAGGAGATATTGATATGTGCGGAAGCAGTCCTTCAATCCCAACCCCCCCAACCCCGCCACCGCCACCGCCACCGCCACCGCCACCGCCGCGAGAACCTAAATTACCGCCCGAAATGGCCAAAGACACCAACACTGGCCAAAACCAATTGGCTAATAAAAGAGGCCGGGCAAGCACCATTCTAACAGGTGGACGTGGTGATTTGTCTTCGGCATACACTGATAAGAAGACATTGTTAGGAATGTGATATGACAAAAGGTCAGCATGGAAAATGTCAGTGCTACCTAAAAAGATGGGCCGCGCTAAAAAAGGAACGGTCCACTTTCTTTGGGCATTGGCAAGAGTTATCTGAGTATATCCTTCCCCGACGGGGCCGGTTTCTAGCCACTAAGGTAAATGATGGCTCCAAGAAGAACGGCAAGATCATTGACTCTACCGGGACCCTGGCAGTCAGAACCTTGTCCGCCGGCATGATGAGTGGTATCACGTCACCGGCCCGGCCCTGGTTTAGGCTAGGGACCCATGACCCGGAAGTCATGGAGTCCGGCGCCGTCAAGGAGTGGGTGCATATCGTCGAAAAAAGAATGCAAGACGTGTTTGCCAGGTCGAATCTGTACAACAGTCTGCAAACTGTGTATGAAGAGATGGGTGTGTTTGGCACCGGGGCGCTCTTGATTGAAGAAGACCCCGAGACAGTGATCCGCGCGTATCCGTTTACCGTGGGCGAATATGCCCTGGCACTCTCTGATCGATTGTTGGCTAATACCTTTTACCGTGAATTTCAATTGACGGTTGCCCAGGTCGTCGAATGGTTTGGAATCGATGCTTGTAGTGACGCGGTGAAGACCCAGTTTAACAATGGTCACGTCGATCAATGGATTCAGGTGATCCATGCGATTGAGCCCAACATCAATCGAGATGCGAGCCAGGATGATAGTTTGAATATGGCCTACATCTCTGTTTATTTCGAGAAGTCTTCAGGCGATAAGGTATTGTCGGAGTCAGGTTATGAAGAGTTTCCTGTCATGGCGCCCAGGTGGCACGTCACCGGCGCTGACATCTATGGCCAATCGCCTGGAATGGATGTGTTAGGTGATGTTAAGGCTTTACAAATAGAACAGAAACGTAAAGCCCAGGGTATCGATAAGATGGTCAACCCACCGATGCAAGCGCCTCATGCGATGCGCGGGCAAACAGCCTCTGTGCTACCAGGCGGCGTGACCTATGTTGATGCGGCCCAGGGTAATTTAGGATTCCGCCCGGTCTATGAGGTGAATCCTCGACTAGGCGAATTACAGCAAGACATTCAAGAGACGCAAGGGCGTATTCGTAACGGCTTTTATGCGGACCTATTCCAAATGATGACGATGAGTAACCGTCGTCAAATCACGGCGCGTGAAGTAGAAGAGCGTCATGAAGAGAAGTTGCTGATGCTAGGACCGGTGCTTGAGCGATTGCACTCTGAATTGCTTGATCCTTTAATTGATCGGACCTTCAATATCATGTTGCGTAAGGGCTTAACACCACCACCGCCTGAAGAACTGCAAGGCATGGACCTGAAGGTTGAATATATTTCAGTGATGGCCCAGGCTCAACGTGCGATTGGCACCAGTTCACTGGAGCGGATCAGTGCGTTCGTGGGCAACCTGGCGGCGGCTAAACCGGATGTCCTGGACAAGCTCGACACCGATCAGTTGGTTGATCAGTATGCTGAGATGTTAGGTGTGCCGCCTAAAGTCGTGATCCCTGGTGATGAGGTTGAAGTGACCCGAGCGCAACGCGCCCAGGCACAACAACAACAACACCAAATGGAGCAAATGCAACAAGCGGCCCAAGGTGCTAAGACTTTATCGGAAGCTGACACAGGCAACGAAAGCGTATTGTCATCGATCCTGGGCGGTATGGGCGGTGGTATGTCTGGCCCAACCCAATAAGGAGCGACGAGTTGTTTGAAAAAAGTGTGCAACACTGCCAACCATGAAAAAAGTGAACGCATCAGATGAACAAGCGGTTGCCCAGGCCCAGGCAAAAGAGAAGCGTCAGCGCTCCAAAGAGATTGCTGACGTCGATAAACTTTTAAATGAGGACTGGGGCCGACGGATCGTTTGGCGAATCCTGGAAACATCCGGGATGCGTCGAAGCAGTTTCCAACAAGGTAGCAATTCAAACACCTTCTTTAATGAAGGGATGCGGAATGTGGGTTTGTGGTTACTGAGTGAAGCGGAAGAAGCCGACGAGAAGAACGTGTTGCTTCCGATGATGGAAACTGAAAACAAACCAAAGAGGTAAATGAATAATGGCTGAAGAAACCTTGCTATCACAAAATGAAAATGTTGATGCGAGTAGTAATCAGGAAACTGTTTCTGCCGAGGCCTCTCAAGAAGAGGTCGCGACTGAATCTGTTGCACCTGAAGCAGAAGATGGAGTAAACGAAGTAAAGGCAGAGGCGGGTGCCCCTGAAACCTATACCGACTTTTCGCTTCCTGATGGCTACAGTGTTGACGAGGGTATGCTTAACGACTACCAGGGCTACGCCAAGGATAATAATCTATCCCAAGAGGCGGCCCAGGCCGGTATTGATCTTGTTGTCAAGATGAAAACCGAAGAGGCCGAAGGTTATATCCGTCAGCAACAAACATGGGTGGATTCCATCAAGGTCGATAAGGATTTTGGTGGAGATAAATTTGAGGCTTCGGTGGCCGTGGCACATAAGGCGCGTGATAAATACGCCTCGCCAGAGTTAATCGATCTTTTGGATTCATCAGGCTTGGGCAATCATCCCGAAGTCTTCCGCCTCTTTCACAATGTGGGTAAGTCTTTGAGTGAAGATTCGTTAGTGACCGGTTCAGCCGGGAACCAAGCGCAATCTCATGAGAAGGTGCTTTACCCGGACATGAATTAATTAGCAAGGAGCTAGACTAATGGCAACATTATCAACAAACAATCCTACGTTAGCGGATGTCGCAAAACGTAATGACCCAGACGGTCGCATCGACACTATTGTCGAATTACTGTCTGAAACAAATGAAGTCCTGGAGGATATGACGTTTCTCGAAGGTAACCTTCCTACCGGCCATCGGACGACTATTCGTTCAGGACTTCCCTCTGCAACCTGGCGTAAACTCAACTACGGTGTTCAGCCTAGCAAATCAACTACAGTTCAAGTGACTGATTCATGCGGTATGCTTGAAGCCTATGCTGAAGTCGATAAGGCGTTAGCTGATTTAAACGGCAACACTGGATCGTTTCGCCTTTCTGAAGACCGCGCGTTTTTAGAATCCATGAACCAGACCATGGCTGAAACCATGTTCTATGGTGACACCGGGACTGATCCTGAAAAGTTCTTAGGGTTAGCGTCGCGGTTCAGTAGCACAACTGCTGAGAATGGTGGCAACATCATCGCCGGTGGCGGCTCTGGTTCGGATAACACGTCTATCTGGTTAGTCGTTTGGGGGCCGAATACCGTTCACGGCATCTATCCTAAAGGATCACAAGCCGGGTTGAAGCATTCTGACCTGGGCGAATGGACCTTAGAAGACGCGGCCGGTGGCAAATACCAGGGCTATCGTACTCATTATAAATGGGACATTGGCCTATCTATGCGCGATTGGCGTTATGTGGTTCGTATTCCAAATGTCGATGTGAGCGATTTGTCAGCAACTAAGGCGGGCTCTTCTGCTGATCTGACCGATCTAATGGTGCAAGCGATCGAGAGAGTTCCGAATCTTGGCTTGGGTCGTGCGGTCTTTTACGGTAACAGAACTATTTCATCGTTCTTGCGTCGTCAAATCACCAACACTACTAATGTTCGTCTAGCAATGGATGAGGTCGCGGGCAAACGTGTTATGACGTTTGACGGTATCCCATTCCGTCGCAATGACGCTCTCTTAAATACTGAAGCTACTGTTAGCTAATCGAGGTAAAAAATGATAATTGATTACAATCTGCAAATGTCAGATGCTCAAGCAGTGAGTGCAAGTGCGGCATCGACGAACATTATTGATCTGGGTTCGGACCGTGATATTGGTCCGGGTGAAGACATGAGGCTTGTTTTTTCATGTGATACGACTCAAGAGGGCACATTGCCAACGGTCACGTTTAAACTGCAAACGTCTGCAACAGCGGCCGGCTCTTATACGGATCTAGTACTGTCTCGTACTGTGGCCGCAATGGCTTCGGGAGAAGCGGTCGTAATGGGTCTTCCAGATACTAACCTCCAGTTCATTCGTGCTTATTTCACGATTGGTGGATCCAGTATCACGGCGGGTGCTTTTAGCGCACAAATCGTAAAAGACGCATCACAGTGGCAAGCATACACCGACTTTGAATGATGAAAGTCCGCGCCACTAAACGAGGATTTTATGGCGTGCTTCGTGAAGTGGGTTCGGTCTTTGAGATCGAGCCCGCCGATCGGGGGTCATGGATGGAGGTCATCGATGCCCCTAAACCTAAACGTATACGAAAAAAGAAGGTAGCCAATGGCAAGTGAAGTTAGTATTTGCAACCTGGCGCTGTCTAATCTTGGCGCCGATGCGACGATTGCGTCGCTTACTGAACAATCGCAAGAGGCGTTCTTTTGTAACCGACTTTATTCGGGGGCAAGGGATTATGTGTTACGCGCATTTCCCTGGGGTTTTGCGCGGCACTATCTTGCTTTATCTGACTTAGGAACTCCTGTCGGTGGATGGGCGTACAGATATGGTTATCCCGCCCAGTGCCTGACTGCCCTGGAGATTGTCGCGGCCGGGACTCGCCCCGGGCCCAAGGCTATTGAATTTGAGATAGCGTTAGCGGATGATTTCTCATCGCAAGTTATTTTGACTGATCAAGAAGCCGCAACACTTATTTACACGCGCCAGGTTACTGTGCCAAGCGTGTTCAGCAGTATGTTTATCCAGGCACTGTCGTGGAAGTTATCCACCGAGTTAGCCATGCCTATTACTAGAGACGCGGCAAGAATGGAGGCCGCACAGAAAATGTATAGTGCCCTGGTGTCCGAAGCACGCGCCCGCGATGCTAACGAGGGATTTAAGGAGTTAAGTAAAGAGTCCGAATGGATTACAGCGAGGGCCTAACAGATGGTAGCATCAGTGATGCAAGAATCTTTTTCCGGCGGCGAACTAGCACCATCTCTGCACGCCAGGGTTGATCTTGCAAAGTATTCAGTTGGGCTAAAAACTTGTCGTAATTTTTTTGTGCAAGCGCATGGCGGGGTAAGTAACCGCTCTGGTACGCGCATGATTACAGCATTAGACCGACGATTGATTTTTGAATGTATTTATGTTCCTGGTTCCAACGCGCCCAGTAACGCCACATCCCCTGTGGGTGCGCTGTCAACGGTCAGTATCCCTTATGGTGAGGGCGAAGGTTATTCGTGGGGCACCGACACTGAAATAAGATCTCACATCACATTACATGATGGGCCGGCAGATGATGACACAGACATTATCTATTGGGAGGGAGATAAATTCATTTTTAAGATACAAGACCTTGAATTTACTGTAACCATCGCACCGACCAATGTGGATAACACAGTAAGCCGTTTAAGTAACACATTGAGGAATGGTATATCTAGCGGAGTTTTTAACGAACTCTATTATGCGAATAGCTACCAGTCTTCTGGGCGAGTGATTACTATTACTAAGAAAGACGCCGCTGAAGGCGCGGACCGGGTGCCAGGACGACTAATCCCTTTCTCTTTCAATACCGAGCAAACCTATGTTTTGGTCTTTTCTGACCTCGTTCTACAGATCATTAAAGATGGCGGGGCGGTGGTTGATTCGGACGGGGATCTGGTGATTATCCCTACGCCGTATAAATATGACCAGTTAGAAAACTTGCAAGTCACCCAGTCCGCAGATGTCATGACGATTTGTCACCGTGATTTTCCGCCGATGGAATTATCCCGCTCTTCACACACGTCGTGGTCGTTATCAGAAATAGTGTTCGGGTCTGCTTTAACTCAGGTGGTCGGTGTTTCTGTGTCCGGTCAGAATTATGATGGCGCCGACCCGTGGATGTGGCACTCTTATGTTGTGACTGCGGTTGAGCCAATAACCGGGGCTGAATCTCCTGTTTCTTCGGCCGCATCATTGACCAACAACCACTTAGGTAATGGGGTGACAAACACAGTGGCCTGGACCGCCCATTCTTCTGGCATTATCGAAACGTATAATGTGTATAAAAAGGAGGGTGGCATCTATGGTTTTATCGGTAGAGCGACGAGCAATAGCTTTATTGATGACAATATTCGCCCGGACATTAGTATAACCCCTCCCGTAGTCAGGGCTGTATTTGACGGTGCCGGTAAATACCCTGAGGTGGTTTCATATTATCAGCAACGACTTATTTTTGGCCAAAGTACAAATGAGCCGCAAACGCTATGGATGTCCCAGGCGGGAGCCTATAAGAATTTCAATACCTCAGTTCCATTGCGCGCGGATGACGCGATTACTCTCACTATTGCCGCGAGAGAGGTTAACGAGTTACGTCATATTGTTGGCCTGGACTCGTTACTACTGCTAACCAGTGGTGGAGAGTGGTTGTTATCGGCGGCCGGGGATGGGGCTATTCAGCCCGGTTCGGTGCATGTCAAGCCACAAGGCTATCGGGGGTCGTCCAATATGCCACCCATTGCTATTGGCAACACGGTTATTTACGTCCAGTCAAAAGGGGCGATCATTAGGGATTTGGCATACTCATTAGAAAGTGATTCGTATACCGGGAATGATTTGACCGTGTTATCGAACCATTTATTCGCCGGTAAAACAGTGAAGTCATGGGCCTATGCCCAGGCTCCCTGGTCACTGGTGTGGGTAGTGCTGTCGGACGGGTCGCTCGTCACATTAACGTATATGCGTGAGCATGAGGTTTGGGGGTGGGCCAGGCACGATTCCACGAACGGGCTATTTGAGTCGGTTTGTACCGTGACCGAGGGCTCAGAAGATGCAGTATATTTTCTTGTCAAAAGAGTCATAGACGGTAACATTTGCCGGTACGTTGAACGACTAGAGTCTCGCGTAGTTAACGAATTATCACAGTCTTTCTTTGTAGACAGTGGACTTTCGTATGACGGCACGCACACTGGAAAAGTGATTGTCGGTATTGGTTTGCCCGACGGCTCGACCCTAACCGGAATATCCTATGGCACAGGGATTGAGTTGGGGTTTATAAATTATGAGGATGGCTACGCCTCTGTCTCTACCATTATAGATGGGACCGAGAATCCGAGAGTGTTGCGACTTTATGCTCCAACGGGCGAAGTGTTACAGGTCAAGATCACGGGCACGCACTCTACAAACGGTATTGTAACGGGAACTGTGGTTTCTTCAATAGTCGCAGATGTTTTCCAGGATTTTGGTTTGGACACATCCTCGTATCCGGGGGTCGTTATTGATGTCACTAAAGCGTTTGGGAATAGTGGCACGACAAACGTCGATCGTGGCCGGTGGTCTTTAAGCGCAGTTTCTCTGAGCGGACTGAGTCATCTCGAAGGGGAAGAGGTCAGTCTTTTTGGTGGCGATGGTGAAGTGCTTGCTCGCCAGACGGTTTCCGGCGGTTCTGTGTCGCTTCCAAATTCCGCCTCCGGGGGCTATGAGAAGGTTTCAGCGGGGTTACCTATCGAGGCGGATTTCGAGACGTTGCCAATTAACGTGTCCAATCGCAACGTCCAAGGAAAAGCTAAGTCTATCGGAAAGACGACGTTCAGGGTCGAGAATACCCTGGGCGGCAAAGCCGGGCCCAATCTAGACGATCTAACGGAGTTTAAAACACCCGTATACAGCGCTTACGACACCGCATCCGAGTGGGTAACGGGCGATATAGCTATCGTAGGTTCACCTAAATGGACACAGTTTGGCTCAATATCCTTCCGTCAAGATGACCCGTTGCCCGTCACAATCTTGGCCGTTATCCCAGAGGTGGAGTTTGGCAAATAAACCGGTCGTCGAGATAAGAGAAGTGCGGCCAGAAGACATTGTCTCGCTCGCAAAGAATTTACGTCGTAGCGATAAAATTGAAATTCGAGCCTCTACGTTCCGGGGCACATCAATTGAGAAGGCCATTCGTGATTCTGTCGCCTATTCAACCTATTCCAGGGCGGGATTAGCTGATGGCGAGTTGGCGTGTCTTTGGGGTACGGGGCCAGTATCTGTAATGGGCGGCATTGGTCTGCCCTGGTTCTTAGCAACCGACCTGGTTGAAAAGCACCCGTTGCTATTCTTGCGGCGATGCAAGCCTTTGTTAAAAAAAATGAAAGGCCCTTATGATCGCTTAGAAAATTGGGTGTACTGCAAGAATACTGGCGCTATCCATTGGCTTAAATGGTTAGGCTTTAGCTTCGATGAGCCACAAATCTGGGGTCCCAGGGGTAAGAAATTCCAACGCTTTTATATGGGAGATAAATGATATGTGTATCGTAACAGCCCCGGCACTGGTTGCCGCCGGTTGGACTTCAGCCACTGCCGGAACAGCCCTGGCTATCAATGTGGGTATTGCTGTAAGTATGGCGGCCAGTATCGCCATGACAGCCTATGGGCAAGTGCAAGCGGCCGACGCCAGGAAAAAGCAAGCGGATTACCAGGCCAAGGTGGCCGAGAATAACGCCAAGGTGGGCGAGTGGGAGGCTCAAGATGCCCTAGACCGAGGGCGTATAGCAGAACAACAACACCGATTAAAAGTATCACAACTGAAAGGTCAGCAACGATCAGCGCTTGCCGCTTCGGGTGTTGAATTGGATTCAGGTTCAGCATTAGACGTGCTGAGTGATACCGCTTATTTCGGTGAGATGGATGCTTTAACAATTCGATCGAACTCAGAGCGTCAAGCCTGGAAGGCCCGCGTGGGCGCATCAAACAGCCGGGCGGAGTCAACCTTATTGACAGCCTCTGGACAACAAGCGGTTCGCGCCGGAAACATAGGTGCTGTTAGCTCAAGTCTTAGCTCTGCGGCGAGTTACGGGCTACAAGGCGCCGCTATGGCAACCCGTCCGGTATAACATCAACTAAGCAATGAGGGCCTAAGATGCCGAAAGTACCACAATATCAGGTCGGCCAGGTTCAAAGCCAGGCAGTATCTGCGCGCCAACAAATCAACGCGCCGGCTGACGCCTTTGGCGCCGGGGTGGCAAAAGCAACGATTGGCGCCGGCCAGGACCTGGGTAAGGTTGCCAAAGAAAGTATGACACTCGCGGGTCAACTTCAGGACCGGCACGATAAGGCAGTCTTGCGCGAAAGCGACAACAAAGGCCAGGAGTTTTTGCGCGAAACACTAACCTCGTTTCAGCAACACAAAGGACGCGATGCGCTTGATAACCAGGAAGAAGCCGAAGATCGAATCCGTAGTTATTTCAAAGGTGTGAGTGAGAATTTATCACCGCGCATACAAGGTGCTTGGGGTGATACCTCATCAGTTCGTATTAATAGCGCTCTAGGAAAAGTATCCAGTTACGCGATGAGTGAGTTCGTATCCTGGGAGAACGAAACCTCCGTAGCGCGGGTGGAATTGTTTGTGAACCAGGCGGCCGACAATGCCGGTGATCCGAAACAGATCGCTGTGGCGTTGGGCGCCGGTATCGAAGAGATTAAAGAAATGGCGGCCCGGGGTGGGTGGAGCAAAGACCAGTTAGAACTCAAGACCAAAGAATTTACCTCCGAGACACACAAGGCGGTCATTGAGCGCTTCTTATCCAGTGATCAGCCCTCCCGGGCCGAGCTATATTACAAGAGCTTACCGAAAGATGCGATCTTAGGCACCGTCAAAGATGATCTTGAAAACGCCATGCTAAAGAACGGGCTCAAGAAGCGGTCCCAACGGGCGGCTGATACTATCATGACCACAGTAGACAAGAACGGCGAGCCCTTATCCGAAACTGAGGCGATGAAAAAAGCCCGGGAGATAGAGACGGGCCCTTTGCGTGAAGCGGTGGTTGCCCTGGTCAAGTCGCGCTTCACTGAAAATGCGACCATCAGAACCCGATACGAAAGAGATCAACGGCAATCGGCCTGGAAAGATATTATCGACGGTAAAAAGGTGACTGAATTAACCGCTGATCAGACATCATCTTTAACCGGCCCGATACTGACTGCCATGTGGAAATTCTCTGAGGTACAAGCCTCTGGTCAGGACCCGGTGACAGATTTACGGAAGTGGACAGATCTCAATGCGATGTACTATAAGGCGGCGGCGGGAGACAAGAAAGCCCGTGACAAGTTAGTGAATATGGATATGCACACGGAGTATGTAAACGCCCTCAGTAAGACAGATTTTGATAAAGCGCTCGCAATGCAAGGAAACCTGATGACTGGTAAAGGCGCGGCGTCGGGTGACTCCACGAAAACGCTCAATCGTGTTCTTAATAACAAAGCGGCCGTTGATCAAGCGTTAACCGTATTGTTCAACAAAAGGAAGCCCGGCGATCTGACTGCATCACAAAATGTTTTTAAAGCGTGGGTGATTACCGAGCTTGGTCGCCGACTTGAGTTGTACGCGGAAGAGCAAGGCATTAAGACTGTCCCGGACGACGTGAGGAACAAAATGATCTACAACCTGACCTCCACCTGGACCAAAGAAAACTTTGCCATCGATGACATATACAATCTAAAAGACATCCCTCGAGATGATCGGGATGACATTGTTAGGAGAAGAGAGGCGGCCGGAAAACCAATCGATGCGGCGAGCATTATTCAGGACTATCTGATAGCACAGGGAAGACTATAATATGGCATTGAATGAAGAAGAATGGGCGCGCTTGGAACAACACTGGGCGGACCAGGACGAGACTAACGCCAACGCCAACGTATTAAAGAATCAGGGCGTAACAACCCAACAATACAACGCGGACAAAGCATTGTCCGAGAAAGCTAAAGTGCCTATGTCGGTGGTGCCTGATGTTCGAGAAGAAGCCACCCGGGACCAAGAAATCGAGAAGGTTAATAAACTGAAGGACACAGCGCCTTCGACCTTCAAGCAAATTGGCACAAGCGAACACGCCTACCCACAATTAAAAGACGATTTCGATAACATCGCGAATTTTGAGAAGGTCTTAGAGGATTTTTCCAAAGGCAATCTCAAAGCTCGAGACGTTAATACCTCTGGAGATATTGCCTTTCGTGAACTCCCGAAAGACCTTCTGTCCAGGGGTATTGGTGAGGCCGTCGATGTAGGGCTCAGTGCTTTTGAAGATGAAGTAAAAGAGTCTAGTGATGAAATCTCGACCAGTTATAAGCATGGTGCTGAACTGCATGAGATGGGATTGTTGTGGAACAAGAAATCACTGAACAATAATTTAACCGCCGCAGAACAAGCGCGTCTAGACTATCTCGATCAGTCTTCTAAAAGCGCACAGGCGAATGATGGCTTTAATCCGTTTGACCAGGCGGCTGAGTTGGTCGGTCAGATGGAACAAGGCATGGTCGAGGGCGTTAAGCGCGGTATCTATACCGGTACGGCGGTCGGTACGGCGGCGGCCTTTGGTGGGCCTATGTCGTCAGCATTGGCGTTTGCCCCTGGTTTTGGTGCGGGCTTTATGTCTGCAATCACTGAAGATGCCTTCAAAGTCGAACAGGGGTTAGCCTACCAGGAGATTATGGGGGCCACCGACAATCATGATGTGGCCGTACCCGTCAGTGTGGTGGTGGGTATTTTAAATGCCGGCCTGGAGATAGCGGGCATTAGCATTATTGGAGCCCCGGTTAAGAAGGCTTTCACCCGGCTATTGGTCAATGGCACCATCAAAATGCTCGAGCAAACGACGATGAAGAATTTGCTCAAAGGCACTGCCGCTGTGTACGGCACAACGATCGCGGCCGAAACGGGTACGGAGATACTTCAGGAGGTTGTCACTTTCACCGGCACTGAGGTTTCTAAATCAATCGATCCTGAAGTGCATAAGAAAGGCACGATTAGCGAATTGGCGGACCGGGTTCTGGAAATCGGTTGGAAAGTAGGCCAGGCGATGTTAGTGCTAGGCGCGCCAGGAGCGGGAATCCATTACGTCAGTGGTCGCGGCCAGGTACGCAAGGCTGAACAAAACGAAGAGTTATTTGAGCGTGTGCGCGACGCCTCAGAGAACCTTGAAACGCTTGATACCGCGCCAGACGAGATTAAAGCGATCATTAAGGATATTGTCGAGAAAGGCGAAGTCGATGGTATTCATATCGAAGCCGATCGCTTTATGCAATATTTCCAATCGGTCGGCATGGACCCGTTGGCCGAAGAGAATAAAGAGATCTTCGAGTCTATGGGGGTCAGCGATCAGTTGCAAGAAGCCGATAGCCGCAATGGCGACATCGTTATCCCACTCGAGAACTACATTAAAGATGTAGTGCGGACCGAGCATCACAGTGGTTTGGCCCAGGACTTACGGTTCCATTCGGGTGATTGGTCAGCGAACGAGGCCAAGACCTGGCAAGAAAACAACCCCGATCTAATGAAGGGAATACAATCTGAGTATGACGAAATGTTATCTCAGTTTGAAGAGACGCAAAAAGGCGATGAGCTATTCGAGTCGATCTATAACCAGTTAATTAACGCGGGGATGAATACGTCTTCGGCGGCTAATAGCGCGGCGCTACATCGAGCCCGCGCTAAGACCTTGGAGGCTCGTTATGGCATAGCCCCAGAAACATCTTTAGCTATGCGGGGCATTAAGATTCAGCGCGTGATGCCTGGGGCGCCGATTGAAACAACACCGGCGGCGATTAGAATCCTGGCAGAACAACTGATTAACCCGGCGCCGCTTAAAACAGAATCACAACTTAAAGGCCGTTCATTGATGAGTTTTCTTGCGGAGCAAGGCGGTCTACAAGACATTGGCGGCGAGTTAGCGCAAAGGAACGCCGAGCTTTGGCACCAGGGTAAACCGGGACAAACTAAGTTCGTCAATCAACAGGGCATGACTTTAGACGAGGCGGCGCTATTGGCCCGCGACGAAGGCTATCTGTTAGGATTGGCTGATGAGGATGTGGGTCAAAATGCACTGCTCAAAGCAATCGATCAAGAGATGGCCGGAGATCCGGTTTTTGCAGAACGTAATGTTGATCGTGAAGCGATTGATCTACTCGAGCAACGCGAGCAGTTGGTCGATTTTCTGGCACAACAAGGGATTCATATTGGCCAGGCGACACAAACAGAGGTCGAGCAAGCCCTGTCTGAATCCGTCTTTTCTGATGATCTGGACATGGCGGATGATGCGTATTTGCAAAGGAAAGCAACGAAGCCGTCGGTTTATGATGAATTAACGGGCGAAGACAAGATAGCGATTGATACCTTTATCGATCGTATGGATGACCCGGAAGCCGTGCGCGAACGATTACGCGAACACGCGGGCACGCCCTGGGCCAGGTCCGCGATGGATGGCGCTAAAACCCGATTAGCGATAGAGATGTTATTGCGTGGTGAAGAGCCTACTTTCACCTCACCGATGACCGCGCCGTCAGTGGTGGGTAGTAAAACGGGTATTTACCAGGCGATCAAGAATCACGGTGAAGAAGGCGCCTGGAACTATTTAATGGCAACCGGATTAATTGGGCATCCGTCTAAACCTGAAAATGCGGTTAACTCTAGTTTTTTAAATTGTAATCCCTCTAAGAATTGTGCCACTTATTGTTATGCCACAAAAGGCAATTACATTTATGCCAACAGTATTAATAAGTCTGAATTAGTTACCTGGGCGATTGAAAAAGATCCAGTGAGGGCGGCTAAGTTAGTCGCTGATAGTTATAAGGCTATGCCGGAATATTATTCGGATAAAGCACTTCGACTATTTGATAAGGGCGATGGCGATGTAAAATGGCTACCGTTTGTTAAAGAGTTGAACCGCCGAAAAGTACGCGCGCATATCTTCAGTAAGAACGCCGAGTTCTTGCGCGAAATCCCTGAGTACAATATCCGCCTATTATCTATCGATAGCTCTAACCTCGAGATGGCTGAAGCGAATCCAGATCTACCGGTCGCCTTTGTCTACGAAGGCGAGAAAGACATTGCCTGGTTAAATGCACACGCAGAGCAAGTCCAGGTTATTTTGCCGGTTAAGCAAGGCGCCAATTATCTGCCGAAAGATCAAATCCGAGCAATTCCCCGGTCGGTGCGTCGCAACATTTGCCCAATGGATGCCGGGTGGACCCAGGCCCAACAGCATTGGTCTTGCATGAATTGTGATAAAGATGGCGGTTTAGGTTGTTATTATGGTCAAACAACCAAGGACTCTGAAATAACTCAGCGATCTTTAGCAGATGTAATGGGCCAGGAGGATTTTCCTTTATCTTTACAGGAGGTAATAGATGTTACAAAACGACTCTCTATCGACGAGCAAGAAATACTACATGAGAAACTGGCTTTACTCTTATCTGCGGCACGAGCCGACATTGACGAAGGAGCAGAAGGCATCGTCGATCCAGGGACTGATGAAACAACTCAAGGCGATGGACAAAGCGGAACAGATGATAAAACCTTCTTCCAATCCGACACCACAACCCAAGCCCAACGAAACGGCATAGGGCTTTATTCCCAGATTGAATTAGGCGTCTTGGCGCTGAATAAAAAAGAATGGAAAGACGACGGGACAGCCAGTGGCAAACAGATTCTGCAATGGGTCAAAAAAATACAAGGCGTTAAGGCCACAGAGTTAGACGCCCTGGGTTTGGAAGATTTTCTAACCCGGACCGATGAGAACGACAAGCCAGTTCGGCTAACCCGGGAAGAGGTCGCCGGGTATATTCGGAGTAACGGCCTGGTCATGAAGTTGGCGACGGCTGTTGGTGACACGGCCAAGGCGCGTAATCAAATCCGCGAAGCCTATGGGTTGCAATGGACGAGCAAAGAGATTCCGCTCGAGAGCCCGCTTGTCACAGAGCCGATGAGGATTCAGGTTGAAGCGGATTTGTTTGAGGTCATGGATCGGTTGAGAAGACATAGTATTTTCGTGGACCCACCAGGGGATCTGTCATTTTATGGTGACAGCATACATTACTTCTTATCTGATTGGATAGACAAAAGACAGAAGGGGGGCTACGTTACACTGGCAACGCCGGAAGAAGAGTTAGCCGAGCGCCAGGCGTTAGGCCGTATGGCGCGTAATGCGTTCAGCCCGACCACCAATCCACACGCGGCTTTGACTTCAGCGACTTTGGATTGGCCAGGCTTAAAAGACGAGGATGTTTTAGCGTTTATTAATGCCAATCCAAATACTCGATTAACCTTGGGCGAAGAGCGGGGGATGCCCCATGAGTTAATTGAGCAACTAAATCGAGACATTTCAATAATAGGATCGGAAAATGCAAATTACTTAGAGCGTGATGATTTGTATCAGGCGATTGCCGGGTTTTCTGATGACCAGGCAACTGAATTTATTGATCTGATTTATGACGATTTGGAATCTGAGCTTTGGAAAATAAAAGTAGAAAGTTATCGGGCGATACCGAATAAAGTCTGGGTCGATGAAAGCGCCCAGGTTGCACACGAAATTCATAAAACCGGTCCTGATAAATTTGTAATCCTCAACAGCGCCGGGGTTCAGGTTGAGGGGGAGTATGGAACATTGCAAGACGCCGAGCAAGGAGTGATCCAAAACGCTGTTGAGTTCGGTGAGCTTGAAGATAAAGGCACTTTTAACAGCGGTACTTTTTGGGCGAGCTATGCGACCTCGAATGAAGTTTTGGGTGCCATTGACGCAGAAAACTATCGTGAGATAAAGATTTTATTGCCTGAAGTCAGACCTAAGTTTCGCGAGAGTGGCCATAGCTATAAAGAACAGAATATTCTTTTCTTTATGCGGGTCTGGGACCGGCTCATTGATACCGATGTTGAGCTAGTGAGTATAGCCGATCTGCCGAAAGAGGCCCCGAATAAGTTTACAAGTATCGTTACGGCCATTCCTGGTGTTGACAATCAGACCCAAGTGAACAATGACGTGCTGATTAAGCACTCAGTGGGAGGGTTGAGGCGTGAACTTGCGAGATTTCAAGAGCAATTAGCAATCGAAAAAGAGAGATCAGCGAGCGTCACAGCCGAGGCTGATAAAGCCTTTGGCGAGCTTACCGACCTAAGAGAAAAATACCTGGAGGTTCATCAAGAGTTCATGCGCGTGTCTGGCGAGCGAGGTGACCTTTACGCATCAATGAATGTCGCTGACCAGTTAATCGCGGACAATTCAGATTTGCCCGAGGACCATCCTTATACACAGCTAACAACAAAAATTCATGACCTTACATTGTACAGACATAATACGAAAGTAGACCTAGATGAGTCGGTCAAAAGAAACCAGGATGAAATTCGCGCGAAGGACGATTATAAAGAGCGAATAATTAGAACGAAGAACACGATCGCCCAAATCGAGCGCGCCCAGGCCGAGCTTCAAGCCGAGTATGACGGCACCCGGGCAGTGCCCTCTTATTATGCCGCGCCGGAGTCAAATAATTCGGGATTGACCAAAGATTTTTATATAAGGCTAAAGTCTAATGCGGCAGTCTCACTGTCTGTGATGGAGGACATTAAGAAGGAGCAACGAAAGATTACACGCGCCGTCAATGAGTTAGTCAAAGACAATCAAGAGCTATTGTTGAAACTGGATCTTCCGGGGGTTGATCCAGAGAGTATGTCGCATAAAGATGTGATTAGTCATAAGCGCAAGGCGCTGATGGAATATGGCGCGGCCAGTAAGACCCGTCGAAGAGCGCTTCTTCGTAATCGGGTCCTCACGAATGAGGAAGTCGATAAGGTCGATCCAGGCCGGACCGGTCCTCAAACTGAAGTTCTGACGACTACCCAGGACGACATTGATACCTTCCATGCTATTAAAGAGTTTACTTACATTGACGATAAGACGTTCGATTTTGTCATTGCCATCATGTCTATGCAACATGAGTTCGCGGAAAGCAATAAAGCAATGGCACTCACGCAACGAATATGGGATGGCCGCACAAAAGAGGTACTTGAAGTAGAAAAATCCTGGGCAGATCGCATGGCCGGGCATAAGAAGCCGATCTACGCAACGGGCAAAACTTATAACCTGGACGAGTTTCAATCCGATTGGGATACCAAAGGTAAGCAAGAAGGGTTTATGCCAGAGGGGCATGATGAGAAAGCGCTTGAGAAAGAACAGGCGGAATCCTTTGTTAAAGCCCTGGAGGTGGCTACATCCTGGCGCGAGAGCGTGTTAGATTCAGACGGCCAGTTGAGCTTGGAAAATCCGTTGGTGAGTTTATTAAATGATCTCGTTAAACAGAAAGTCCATGATCTTCCCGCCACGGATGCTATACCCCAGGCCGCCTATGACCTCTTAGAACACGTTAACCCGGAGGGGTCGGTTGAAGATAACCTGAAAGATGTATTCCACGGCGCTATACAAAAAGAGGCGGGGTGGCGGATTAACACTATCGGCAAAGAGCCCGTCCGCTATGGGATTCCCGGTGAGGTTGGTGATCTCGCGGTGGTTTCCGCTCAACATTTAATCAGGATAATCAGGGAAGACAGGCCGGCCGCATTAAGTCCTGACGAAGCAATGCAAATACTCGAATCGGTCGCTGAACAGGGCTTTACGCCAGAGACATTTGCGGCGTATATCGAAAAGGAACGGATCTCACGGTCTTCCGTTGAGTTCAAGATTGGCACTCTTAATGCGATTAAAGCCTGGGCTGACACAGTCGCACCGGGGCTCATGATAGAAAAGATGATGTCAGTCAATAGCATTCGCGTGAGTGCAAACAATGCTTTGAATGTGAATATTCCATTTGAGGACGCCGTGAAGTTATTCACAACGCAATTAAACCAGGCCCCACAGATTACCGCTATGGTTAAACACCTGGCTCAACGAGAGGTGGCCAAGTGGAACGCCCAAAAATATCAGGGCATGGTCGCCAACCTACCGTTTAAAGAGGACCAGTGGGTAACGCTTGCCGCCAAGCGTGCCATTTTGGATGCCGTTGAAGGCGGCTATGATTATCTGACCTGGCCCGATCCCAATACCGTCGTAGCCCGATGGCATGAAGGTTCGAGGGGTTTGTATACCTTACTGTATGAACAAAAGATGCCATCGGCAGTGAAGAAACTGTTGTCATCTAAGGTTGAACATATCGTTAGTGACGTGGGTAGCGATCATTTTAATAACTCAAACAATCGTCAAGGCTATTACCGCGTTAAGATTACCGATAAGGACCGGGCAAAATACAAACACGGTATGCCAATCTACCAAGGCACCGAAGAATCACACCGTGGATCAATTCAGTTTAAAGATGACGAGACGGTTATCTCGCTATTTGAGTCATCAAATTTATCGACGTTCTTACATGAGTCCGGTCATTTCTTTTTAGAATCACTAGGTGAATTGGCCGAAGCAGATAACGCCAATCCTGAACTGATGCAAGAGTATGGATCAATTCTAAAATTCCTGGGCGTCGAAAGCCGCCAGGCGATTACCCGCGAGCATCATGAGAAATTTGCCAGGGCATTTGAAGCCTACTTGTTTGAAGGTAAGGCGCCGTCGGTTGAATTGCAATCGGCCTTTCAATCGTTTAAATCCTGGTTGCTGAATATTTACAAACAAATCATGAATCTTGATGTCGAGTTAAACGACGAGATTCGCCAGGTGTTTGATCGGATGTTAGCCACTGACGAAGAAATAGCGGCGGCTGAACAGGTCAATAACTATCAGCCGTCCTTTACGACGCCCGAGCAAGCGGGCATGACTCAGGAAGCGTTTAATGCCTATATTCAAAGCGCGGAGAAGGGCACGAAAGCGGCGGCCGATGAACTTGAGCGGATCAAGTTAGCGGACATCCGGCGCCAGAAAGAGAGAGAGTGGAAAGAGAACAAGAAGATTGTTCATGCCCAGGTTGAAAAAGAAATCAATCAACTCAAGGTTTACCAGGCGACTTATTTTCTAACGCATGGCGAAGCACTTGATGGCACGTTACCACCGGGCATGAAGCCCATGAAACTTAACCGCGATGCACTGATCAAGATGAATGGCGGCTCAGAAGTGTTACGACTATTGCCAGGGCGCGGACGCTATCTAACGTATGCGCGCCAGGGCGGCGCTCACCCAGATGCCATCGCGCCACTGTTCGGTTATGAAACCGGCCAAGACATGATCGATGACATTATTGAAACGCATCAGCCGCGTGCCGGTGAAACCCGGCTTTATAGCCGCAAGCAAAAAATCCAGGACACCACTGAGCAAGAAATGCGAAATCAGTTCGGCGATGTCTATATGGATGGCCGGATTGAAGAACTCGCTAAAGATGCTATTCATAACGATCAGCGCGGAAACTTCCTGGCCACAGAACTGCGCGCGCTTTCGCGCCGTGTCGGTCAGCCTGGAACGCCGGCCAATATTGCCAGGGCTATTGCCAAGAAAACCATCGGTGATCTTAAAACTTCTCAAATTCGCCCCGGGGCCTATCACCTGGCAGAAGTCAGGGCGGCCAAGGCGGCAGAACGCGCTATCTTATTGGAAGACTGGGCCGAGGCATCGATACAAAAACGCCATCAACTGATCAATCATTATCTCTTTCGTGAGGCGCGTGACGCCCAGGAAGAGGTCGATAAGATTGTTGATCGACTAAAACGGTTTGATCGCCCAGGGACCCGGCGAAATATCTCCCGGGACTACCTGGAGCAGATCGATAAACTTCTTGAGCGCTTTGATTTGAAAAGAAGCGTATCACTCAAGACAATCGAAAAACGCCAGGCATTTGCCGAATGGGTGGCCGAGCGTCAAGCCGAGGGCCAGGAAGTTATCATCACGCCACAACTCCAGGCGCTTTTGGAAGTAGCGGATAAAACCCACTACAAAGCCATGAAGCTCGATGATCTTCGTGCCCTGGATGACACGATTAAGAACATTGCTCACCTGGCACGACTCAAACAAAAGTTAATCAACAGCCATGAAAAACGACAGTATGAAAATGTCGTGGCTGATATGGTTGATTTTGCCAGGGACAATCATACCTGGAAAGAACACCCTGTCGATTACATGGAAAGCAAGATTAAGAAATTCTTGCAAGGCAGTGCTGAATTTCTAGCCGAGCATCGTAAGCTCGAGTTTGTGTTTAGGCGGATGGATGCGGAGCAGATCGATGGGCCGTTCTGGCACTATTTGTTTAAGCCGATTGCCGATGCTGAAAATATTGAGTCTAAGATGCAAGAAGATTCGGTCGAGCGATTGAAAGAGATCTTCGATATTTACACGCGCAAAGAGCGGTTAGCTTTTGGTAACAAGGTTAAGACCAACCTGGGCAATATGCCCAAGCAGAAGATCTTAGCGATTGCGCTGAACTGGGGAAACCAGGGTAACCGGGAAGCCTTGTTACGCGGCGAACAATGGACGCCGTCGCAAGTTGAACAGTTATTTGACGAACAGATGACCGAAAAAGACTGGCAATTTGTCCAGGCGATCTGGGAACATATCGATTCGTTTTGGCCTCAGATTGCTGAGATGGAATTTCAGTTGACTGGCGTCCGCCCTCAGAAAGTTGAGCGCGCCAAAATCCAGACCCGGTTTGGTGAGAAAGAAGGGGGTTATTACCCGCTGAAATCAGATCCAACCCGTAACGAGAAATCATTTAAGCACGCAGAGGCTGAAGCAACCCAGGATCTATTTGAAACCAACTGGCTTAAACCGGCGACGAAACACGGCCATACCATTGAGCGTGTGGGCTTTGGTGGACAGCCGGTTCGATTAGACATCAGCGTTATCTCAGAACACATCAACAATGTGATTCATGATTTGTCCCACCGTACCGCGATCATCCAGGTCGATCGACTAACCCAGGATAAGCGAATACAAGAAGCGATCATTGCGGTGGCGGGCCGGACAACTTATCGTCAGATTCGCCCCTGGCTCCAGGGTATTGCTTCTGACCTGGCGCCACTTGATAGTCAACTAGAAAAAGTCGTTGGGCATTTTAGACAAGGCGCGACGATCGTCTATATGGGTTGGAAAGTGACCACAGGCATAGTCCAACCATTGGGCTATATGCAGACAATCGAGATGATCGGCGAGAAGTATGCGATGAAAGGGCTCGCGAGTTTTTACAATCCAGTACGCCTCAAAGAAAAGTTAGCGTTCGTGATGGAAAACTCTATTGCTATGCGTAACCGTCAAAAGACTTTTGACCGCGATGTGCGCGATACCTTAAAGCGGATGACCGGTGATACTTTAGAAGCGCGGATGGCTAAGACTTACTTCTTCCACATCGGTCTTTTAGACATGGCTGTTGCGATGCCATCATGGCTAGGGGCTTATGAAAAAGCCATGCAAGCTGAAGGGTTAGATCATGATGCCGCTGTGGCTTATGCAGATTCCATTGTCAGGACCAGTCAAGCGGGCGGCGGTGTGAAAGACCTGGCGAAGATTCAGCGAGGGGGTGAACTGAAGCGGATGTTCATCATGTTCTATTCGTACTTCTCAGCACTCTACAATATGCTCGAGCGCCGGACGACAATGACCAAAACAGGCGTTTCAGGACCTGGGCGTGCAATTACATCACTGATGTACCTGGTGATCTTGCCGTCATTGTTGGGCGAGATGATTGTTGGGCGGGGTCCTGATGAGGATGACGAGGATGAGGATAAAGCTATTTGGGCCGCAAAGACGATCATGGGCTATCCGTTCATGTCAGTGGTTGGCGTTCGGGACATTGCCCAGGGAATTTTCGGCGATTATGGCTACGGCATGAGCCCGGTGCCGCAAGCCGTCGAACAGTCCATCGAGGGCTTTACCTCATTGGATGATTTTTTTGATGAGGACGAAGAGTTCACTAAATGGGACCTTCAAAACTTATCTATGTGGGGCGGCTATATGTTCCATCTACCGATGAGTCAACTCTGGATTTCGAGCGAAGAGCTTTACGATACCTTTGCCGAAGGCAATGACTTTTCGCTTTGGGAGTTTTTAGTAAAACGAGATCCCGACGAGTAGTTTGGGAAAACTATGATCTACTATTTATAGGAAATAATGCGAGGTAAACAGTGACCATCCTTTCAACGACCATCTCAAAAGAATACACAGGAAATAATTCGGCTTCTACGTTCGATTATCCGTTTAAGATATTTTCACAAGGGGATTTAGAGGTTACCCGGGTTAACGCAGATGGCTCGCTTACGTTATTGACAATAAACACAGATTACAAAATCCACGGCAATAACAATGACGCCACCCTAAACGGCACCAATGACGATGCCGGTGGGACTGTTGTTTACCCCGAAGACCCAACAGATTCATCTCAGACTTTGCTATTAACGGGGGAGAAGTTACTGTTAAAACGTAAGATGTCGTTTTTACAGCCTCTCGATCTTCATAACCAGGGCGCGTTTTACGCTGAAGTTGTCGAAGATTCTTTTGACCGGGTGGTGATGTATGCCTTGCAAGCCGGTTCTGAACTGGATGCGCTTCAGCCGGCTACTTCCGCAGAGATTTTAACCGGGCTTAAAACTGTTGATGGCGCGGGAAGTGGGTTGGACGCAGACACTATTGATTCGGTTCAGCCGGAGGATTTAACGATGAACGGCGGGTATTTTTAACAAGGAAACTTAAATGGCAAATACACTAAAGATTAAAAGAAGTACATCAACAGCAACTCCCTCATCATTATCTGAAGGTGAGTTAGCTTATTCGGAGAATAGTAATAAGCTATTTATCGGAACGAGTGGCGGCAACATGGCTACGATTGCAGGGACATACACGGCCAATGATTTTACAGACGCTCTTAAAACTAAACTTGATGGGGTTGCGTCAAGCGCTAATAATTATTCTCTCACAGCCGCAACAGCATCAGCCCTGGGTGGCATTAAAGTAGGCACAAACTTATCTATCGCTAGTGGCATTTTAAGCTCAACAGATACGACTTATTCAGACGCTACGACTTCTGTGGCCGGCTTGATGAGCAGTACTGATAAGACGAATCATAATTCAGTTTATTCATGGTACTCAACTATGACTACTGCTGATGGCGACAGTATCATCAATACAGTAAACGAGATAGTATCTGCATTTGAAGGCCATGCCGAGGGATTAAACCTAATCACTGAATTAGACGCCAAGTTAACGGCTTCATCAACCATTGATGGTGGTACTTTCTAGGGGCATTTAATGGCTACGATAATCACAAAACACTCAACTACGGCGAGCGCTACTCCGGCTACAGGTGATTTGTCGCAAGGCGAGTTGGCAATAAATACTGCTGATAAAAAGATATTTACTAAAGACGGTGCCGGGGCAATTGTAGAACTTGGTGGATCTGGTGGTGGATCATCGACTTTAGGTGGCTTAACCGACGTTGACACAGGCGCTATAACCTTAATAGACGGAGCGGTTCTGAGATATAACGGAACTGCATCTGAATGGCAAAATACGAACTTAGGGTTGTCGCTAACTCCAACGGTGACCATACCTTCCGCGATATATCCGTCACCCACTACGGTAACTATCACAATTACGAATTGGTCGAGTTATTCCTCCCCCGCACCTTGGTGTGAGGTTGAAAACAGTAGCGGAACGGTGGTTGTCGCGGCCTCTGCGGTCACCGACAACGGTGATGGAACAATGACCTTCACTTCTCCAAGCACTGCGGCAACGTATACGCTCAAAGTGAAAGTGCAAGATTTCGGAGATCTCGTTTCATCAACAGTATCAACTTCGATGGTGGTCAGTGA